CTCTTGGTCACCGTGGTCTTGTTCAAGACAGGCCTGATCGGATGACCCGCCTGGCGCTTGTTCTCCTGGCCGGGATCTATGTTGCGGGGTGCGCCTCGGCCCCTCGCTCAGTAGTCATCCGAGCAGAGCTGCTTCGAGTGACGGTGGCGTTTTAGGGTTCATCCCAGGGCCTAGCGAGGCGTGGTTGCGGCCTCGGTGCCCTCGGCGCGACTCAGCGCCAGCCACATTCTTGCGGCGGCCAGACAGATGACCGCGACACCCGCGGAGAATAGCAGCAACCAAGGTCTTTCGGGTTGCAGAACCCAAATCGCGACGGCGAAACCGATCACGTAGCCGCCAATAACGAAGAGACCGACCGTTGCTAGTAGTGAGCGACGCTGGGCGTCCATGATGACCGAGTTTGAACCCATCGGATGTTCCTCTCAAGTGAGAGGCGGGGGCGCTGTTACCGGAGCCACCCCCACTCGCGCCGGGTCGCGATCCTTTCGGACATTTCGAGTCTACAGGCGCGCGGCAGAAATTCAAGACACCAATGAACGCCCGGGGCGTGGTCCCGGGAGGAACCGTCATGATCCTTGAAGAAACCAACTGGCGGGTCTTCTGGCCCGCCTGCCACCACGCTTACCGGCTCGTCCGGTACCAGTGGAACGCCGATCCCGAAAACCAGCTCCACCCGCTGCCCAAGCGCGGCGTGAGGCGGAAACCAGCACCGGGGACCTTCGATGGTCTCGCCGATGAGGAAGGCTGACACTTGCCAACACCGCCTCGGACTGACGACCAGAAGCTATCGGTGAAGCATCGCATCGAGCAGAAACTCCGCGAAGGCCACCGGCCCCCAGGTCTCCACGGCCCCGGCTTCGGCGCCATCACCATGGCGGCTCAAGAGGCCGTCAAGGAAGGTGAGTTCCACAGTCCCAACGCCTTCGACAGCGCTGCTAGATCCCTTAGCGGAACGGGGTTCGAGCCGGACTGGGGCCTGTATCGAGCGGCGCGGTACCAGATGCCCACGCCTCGCGTGGTGCTCCACCCGGCTCCGCCGCCGGACCCGATCTTTATGCAGCCCTCGGGCCGCTCACAGCGGATTCTCGTAATCGGGGATCTCCACCAAGACCCGAGGCACGAGCACCGTCTGGACGTCCTGACCTGGATCGCCCGCTTTGCATCGGAGCAACGCTTCGACCGCATTATCCAGATCGGTGATTGGGGGACGTTCGATTGCGCCTCCAGCCATGACAAGCCGGACAGCATGGCTGCAAGGTTCAAGCCCGGCTTCAAGGACGACCTTGGCAACCTCACGGCCTCCCATCAGGCTTTCCGGAGGGGCATGGCGGAAGACTACCGCCCCAAGCTGGATTTCCTCATGGGGAATCACGAGCACCGACTGGAGCGATGGGAGAACAGTCATCCGGAAAGCGTGGGCACGTTCACGCTGGCGCGTGATGAGACCTTCGCGCAGTTCGGCTGGCGCGTCAGACCGTATGGCGAGCTGCACTACATCGAGCAAGTCGGGTTCGCCCATCATGCGACCAACGGGGCCGGGCGGGCGTTTGGCGGTGAGACCGGGCCGCAGCGTGCGGCGAACAAGAGCACCGTGCCCGTTGTAGGCGGTCACACGCATCGCAAGCAGCTTCATGATGCGGCGAAGATCGGCCCGCTCGATGTGATATCCATGGTTGAGGTCGGGTGCGCGCTGCCGTGGGGGGAGATCGAGCACTACATCCAGCATGGGGCGCCGACGGGATGGTGGTGGGGAGTCGTGCCCATGACCGTCCAAGGTGGACTCATCACCGACATTGAGTTCAAGTCGATGCTTAGTGTTCGCTCTCGCTACTCGGGGGACGGAGCTGACGTGCGCGCGGCTTAGGGCAGTGCGGGGGAAGCTTCGGCGTGTTGACGATCTTATCGTCCGGCCAGCCTGCGACATATCGCTTGTAAAGCGTGATGTGAGAGAAGCCCAACTCCTCGGCCCACGCGCTTAGGCTCTGCCTTCGCCCGTTCGCGGACAGGAACACCGTCCTGCGCCGATTGCGGTTCTGCTGCTTGGGCGTTGCCCAGCGGCAGTTATCTGGCTCGTAGTTGCCGTCCGGGTCTATGCGGTCAAGCGTAGTCCCAGCAGGGCGCTCGCCCATATCCGCGTAGAAGCACTCAAAGGATTGCCATCGCTCACAGACCGAGATGCCTCGGCCGCCATAGTCCATATAACCCGCCGTGGCTGGTCTAGAGCATCGTTCGCGCATCGAGGCCCAGGACCGCCACGTTGGCCCATGAGACTTTCCGTGCGTCCGATTGTTGACGCTGCTCTCAGCAGCTTGGCACCTCACGCAGCGACGTGAGCGACCGGTTGTAAGGCTATCTGCGCGCAAGGTTTTTTCTAGGCCACAGTCGCACCGAACAAGCCACCACGTACGATGCCCGTCCGTCCTGGCGAGCGACAGGGCTGTCCACGAACCGAAGCGCGCGCCTGTGTGATCAACCTGCTTCATCGCAGGAATATACCACCAACCAGCGCGAACAACAAGAGAACGGCGACGTTCGATCAGCCGCCTAGACCTGTACAGAAACCTGTACATCACCGGCCCAACACGCCGCCAGAGTATGCCCCAAACGGCATAAACCAACCTTATGCGCTGAAGCGCATAGCCCCTCACATCGCGAGGTTTCCATGACCCGGCCAGTCCCGGCGCGAGCCCGTGCGCTCATTGCCGACTATGAGAAAGACGTCCTGACCCTCTACGACGATGGCGTGGGCATCGTGACCGGGGGCAGGGGGCATGTGGTCCCCGGCGGCAAGATCGGCACGAGGATCACCCAACGCCAGTCGGACATGTGGTTCGAAGAAGACCTCCAGATCGCCGCCAAGCGCCTTGAGCGCAAGATCGGGGCCGAGGTCGTGGCCGCGCTGGGCGAGGGCCAGTACGGCGCCATGGTGAGCTTCGTGTTCAACCTGGGCACCGGGGGCTCATCGCCGGAATGGAAGATCTGGGGCTTCCTGCGCCGGAAAGAGTTCGCCGCGGTTCCCGACCAGATCAAGCGCTTCAACCGCGCCGGTGGGAAGGTGCTGCGCGGCCTAGAGCGTCGCCGACAGGCCGAAGTGAACCTCTGGCTGTCGGACAGCCCGGAAGAGGCTCACGTCCCATCCTCAGTGACTAGGATAATCCCCACGCCCCCCGCGCCCGAGGCGACCGTCAAGCCCATGGTGCAGTCGAAAACCATGTGGGCTGGGGCGACCGTCGCGGTCTCAGGTGTGGCCGAAGGCGCGCGGCAGGTTCAGGCGCTTGTCGCGCCCCAGGCCTACTACTCCGAATACCTCGCCAAGCTGGGCGGGATCATCGCCGGGGTGATCGTCGCCGCGGGCATCGCGATCATGGTGTTCCGTTGGCTGGACGCGCGGGGGGCGAAACACTGATGAAACGGCTAGCCTTCTACGCCGTCGCCGCCCTGGCCGTCATTCTGGTGATGGGGTGGCTGGCCTGGTCCTTCGACCCTTTCGGTCGTCGAAAGGCCGCCGAGACAAGGGCGTCAAACGCCGAAGCTCAGAGCAAGGTCGATACGGCCTCGGCGAAGGTGCTCGACCGCTACCACACTCAGACTATCGTCATTCGAGAGAAGGCCGCCAATGCAGAGCGTTCGATCCGCCAAGCCCCGACTGCTGACCAGCCGCTTGACCCTGCCCTTCGTGATGCTCTCTGCGCTGGGCTTGCAAGCCTGCGGGACGGTGACCCCGCGTGCTCCGACGCTGACGATCTCCGATAGCCTCAGGGCCAAGTGCGTAGGACCGGTAAGCCCTATGCGTACGGTCGGGGATCTGGCGTCCTTCGCCAAGGATCAGGAGGCGGCCTTGCAGGAGTGCGACAAGCGGAGAGCCGCTGTGGTGGCTATCGTGGACAGCGCTCAGCCGAAGAAGCGAAAACGCTTCGGCCTGTTCTGACGCCGGCGGGCTTACGCATGATCCCCAGCGGCTAGACCGCCTCAGGCCGGTTCCTTCACAGGGGCCGGCCTTTCTGCTATCTGGAGCGTGCTGCAGCGGCCTACGACGTCCCTCTTGCGGGAGGGGCGAAGTGACCCGTGAGGGCGCTTAGCCGCTGCAGCCACTTGCGCCCCGCCGCCTTGCCTCGGATGAACGCCAGAGCGATCAAAAGAAGAGACCACGCCAGGCAGCCAGCCGATCCGCCCACAATCGAGACTATTGCCAAGTCTGCCCAACCGCCGGCGCCCAGCAGTTCGCTTGCCGTCCATGACGCGGCGATGGCGCCAGTGGTGAACCACCCCATGGCAGCGGTCGCAAAGACGATGGCGAATTTCTGGAGGTCGCTCATTGTCTTCCCTTCTGGGGCGCTAAAATTCCACACTGGATGAGCCCGTCCTGAACCAGCTTTCGGGCCACGAGCTCGAGCGGCCGGCCACTGAACGTCTGGTCCCTCAGCATCACCAGAGCCGCCCACTCCCTGGCAGGTAGGGTTAGGACCACATCATGAGGTTGGTCTTCTAGGCCTGGGAGGTAGGTTCTTTCGGTCATGGTTCGTTCCCGGGGCCTAGCCGTCAACCTGTGGGGCCTCGGTTCCCTCGGCCAGGGCGGCGTCATAGAATTGCGGTCCGGTGTAGAACGCGTGCCAGATACGCTCCGTCACATGCTCCGCGCTCTTGGCCGGCCCGAACACTTCTTCCAATGTCGCGAGGTGTTCTTTCAATGCGATCTTGGTGGTGTCGATAGCGGCGCGGGCCTCTCGGATGGCCTCTTCTTGTTCCGCCATTTCCCACGGAATGCCCTCCTGCGGCGCGCGGGCGGCCTCGTAGATCGCCCTCGCTACTCGCTCCACCATATCGAACATCATCTTCCCTTCAGATCGCAGGATGTTTGGGATTCCTCCCGGGGCTCTGGCTGGCGTTCAGTGGTGCCATCCTGAGAGTGGATCGCCTCGTAAGGCACCACGTCTTCGGTGTGGTTGCAGAGCGGCCTCTGTCCCTCGTACCAAGACTGACCACAGTAGGCGCAATATAGTCGCAGTTTCACGCGCGTCCCTCCGCCTTGGCGATGGCGTCCAGCAGGATCGCCCGCATCTCCTCCGCAACCCGCTCGGCATCTGGCGTCGATGCGATGATCTCGTCGTTGGTCATTGACATGATCCGACAGACCTCGAACGAGCCGCACCCGAGCTCCATCGGGCAGTTTGAACAGGCCGCAGAAGGCTCGGCGTCTGTGTCAGGACGGGGCAGGGGCCCTGTCCGCGCACGACTGGCTCTTGATGCCATATCTTCCATTTATTCTCCTCCTAGGGAGGGGGTGGGCGGATCGGGGAGGGGTAGGTTTGTGGGTACGGCGGCCGAGTTTGCGAACATGGCTCACGGCTGTCAGGTCCCTGTCTCAGGGGTCTTGGAGCGTCGGCGGATGCGATGCGGCTGTAGGGGTCGCACGGGCGGGTCGCGCCGCAACAGCACGTCTAAGCCGATCTTGAAGAAGGGGACGCCCACGACAGCAATGACGAAGGCCTGAAAGACGAAGTCGGCGCTCATCGCTCAGGTTCCTGTCTCACTCATGGCGTTTCGATCTCCGGAGCATAGGGGAACCCGGTGGGGATGGCGTCATGCGGCCCGAGCGGTTCTCCGGTTTCGATGTCCTTGACGAAGCCTTCCCGGTCGTAGCCGAAGCAGACTCGGTGTCCGAGACCGCCGGACATATCCGGCAGCACCATCTGGCCTTCGACTAGAGGCGCGGCGCAGATGAAGCAGTGGTCGTTGTTCATAGCTTTTCAATCCCTATCTCGATCTCAGAACTCACTAGGGGGTTCACGACGGGTTCTCGGCGCGGGCGATGGCGGCGCGGACCATCTCGTGGGCGTTCCGCGGTGTTCCTCCACCGACGAACGAGGTTCGGCCGTTCGCGAAGTAGTCTAGGATTCGCTCCGCTTCCTTCAGCGCCTCGTACATGTCAGGAGCGGCGGCGATCAGGCGGGCGTTGGCCTCGGCTACTGGGTAAGGATCGCCGCTGAGCGAAATGGATACGCCCAAGCCTTTGACGCAGACCGTGGCGCCATCGGAGCCCTGGAGCTCGCCGTATCGACCTTTTACCCAAGGCCCCGGCGTGTGCGCCGCAGAGGGCTGGGCCTTGGGGGCAGCATGGGCAGGGTCCCCATGCGCCGCACGACTGGCGTTTGAGGCCATATCATTGATTCCCTTCATTCTTCACTCCAGAGCGTTCGGGGGAGAGGGAGAGATCACCGCTCGGCTTCTGCCAGAGCGGCACGAGCGTTAGCCACTACGGTCGATTCCAAGTACTCGGGCGCCACGCTCTCGATCAGCGCCACTAGGTCCCGAATGGCGTGGCTGGCGTTCTGAGCGACAGTCAGGAGGTGGTTGCCGTACCAACTGGCAAAGCGCTCATTGTCCTCGCTATCGGGGTCCTTAAGCAGTTCGGCAGCGCGCTTGTAGTCCTCGGCTGTCATGTCAGGCGTCCTCCGACATCAGTTCGCGCAGGCCCTCGATGAAGGCCTCAAGTTCAGGCGTGGTCCGATGCCAGCACAGCTGATCGAAGGCGTGGTGGATGATCGCCTCCAGCATCAGGCCGGGCTGGTAGCCGGCGTTGTCCAGGGCGATCAGGGCGATGCTACGGCCTGGGTCGGATTCGCGGGGCTTGGGCGACGACCGGTCGTCGCTGACCCGGTAGCCGTCATGGTGGGCGGACGGCATCACTTCGCCCCCGCACGTTCGGCGGAGAGAGCGGCATCTTGCCTGATGCGCTCTTCGCATAGCGCGACCGTCTCCTTGGATCGAATGCGGACCGCCAGCGGTAGCGTCTCGTTGGCGACGCGCTCCTGTGCAGCTTTCAGCGTCTCCATGACTTCCTGGCGGGTCATCTGCTTGCCTCCTTAAGCGATGACGGTTATATAAGCGATGACGCTTACTGGTGTCAATAAGCGATAACGGAAACGGTGGAGCCCTTGAGTGATTTTCCGATGACGGATACAGCCGCGAGAATGGGGCGACCTCCACTCAAGGCCGGCGAGAAGACCATCACAACGGCAGTGCGACTGACCGGTGACATTATGCGCCGCATTGAAGCGGTCGCCGGCCAGAACCGCATGGCGGCCTTCATCCGCGAGGCCGTGGAAAATGAGCTGAAGAGACGCGGAGGCTGAAAGCGGCCTCCCACGAATCTCCCAAGCCGAGGCTGATGTTCTCGACGCGTTCACGCCCGAAACGACAAAACCCGGAGAACCATTTCTGGCCTCCGGGTTGTCTAAGTCCCTTGAACTACAAGGGAAAATAGTGGTGCCGCCGGGCAGGATTGAACTGCCGACCTCAGCCTTACCAAGGTGGGCGTGCGTTTCTGCAAGCAACTGATCTTGCACGGGAAATCCGACCTCCCAGGATCGTGTTCCCAAATTCCTCCCAAGGCCCCTCATCGAGAAGCCTTGCGCTTGCCGGCCGGAGGGAGCGGCAGTTCCTTGCCGCCGAACTCCCAACCCGCCTCCAGAACCGCACGTGCGAGATCGTCCGTCCCGACGTGTGCGTAGCGCATGACCATGGACGCGGTTTTCCATCCGCCCTGGCTCATGAGGTAGGTCATGTCCCGCGTGCAGGCATAGGCCCACGTCGCCCAGGTGTGGCGGAACAAGTGGCAATGCGCGGGCGCGAGCGGCGGCAGTCTGGCCCCCTCCGCAATCTGCTTCTCCCGTCTGGCCCTGACGCGCTTGAGCATCAGGTTGATCGCGTCGTAGCCGTGCCATGGCACGCCCTTCGAGTTGAGGAACACCAGCATGTCGGACTTGTCCGCGCGCTTCGGCAGTTCCTTGCGCACCCGCTTGCCCAGATCCACGCCGCGGGCGTAGTCCTCCTTGGTGTCCCAGAAGACCGCCCGGCGCTCCCCCAGGGTGACGTCCTTCCAGATCAGCGAGAGGCCTTCCGTCGCGCGGCAACCGGTGCCGAGATAGAACGTCACGATGCGGCGGAGATGTGCGGGGAGGGCGGCTAGCCAGTCCTCAGCCTCCTGAGGGGTCAGGTACTCCGTCCGGCCGCCCGAGACCTTCGGCTTCTTCAGCCGGATCGGGTCGCAGAGACCGGCGCCACAGGCGGCATTCATGACGGCAAGGATGGGGGTGTAGACCTGACGCAGCCTAGTGGCGGGGCTGGCGTCCGGCTTCAGCTCGCGGGCCAGCTTGTCCACCAAGGGCTGGTTGATCTCGGACAGCTTGCGTTGCCCGATCCGGTCCATGATGGCGTCTAGGTGTTCAGGCGCTCCGCCGGCATCGAGATAGACGACAACCGCCTCATCGAAGGTCGCTACAGCCTTGTCGCCGTAGACAGCCCGCTTGAAGATGTCCGCCGACATTTTGGCCGCGAGCGCTTCAGCTTCGCTTCGGCTAGACGTTCGCGCGCTTTCGTCGACACGTACGCCTTGGACCGTGCCCCGGAGGTGGTAGATCCCATTCGGACGGAGATAGGGCTTGATGGGCATTCCGGCCTCAGCAGGGTTTGCAGGCGAACGAAGTCGGCCTCGGTGAGGCGACGCTGGCGACCATGACGAAGGCAGAGCGCGTTCTGGTCAAGGATTGGACGCAGGGCGCGCACGTTGAAGCCCAGCCGGTCAGCGGCCTCCTTGTCGCTGATCGTCCGGAGTTCGAAGGCGCTCACGGCTGCACCTTAGGATCAGGATTTGAAGGTTCATCCGGTGGAAGATTGCCTGCACTCGCCTGCGGCTCGGACTGCGGGCTCACAGCTTCGCTGGAGGGCGCCGAGAAGCCGTTCTCAACCTTGAACGCATCGGCGCGTCGGTCGTCTTCGGCCTTCCAGGCGTCATCGTACCAACCTGGGTTGGCGGCCGTGTACTCTTTCCAGCCAGCCCACCAACCAGACGTGAACTCGAGAACTTCGCGGCCGGTCCTCGCGGCCCAGGCGCAAAACGCCTCGTACTTATGGAGCGCCAGAACGCGGCTCACTCCGTCGTAGTGGTTGGCACGAAGTCCATGCTCGGCAGTTAACGCGTCAAGGTCCCAGATGCCGGCCTTCCGGATGGAGTCCGCCACTGGGCGCTGCGGAAGTTCTTTGGCGTTTATGATGGCCCAGATTGCGGTGCCCCACTGCGGGTCTTTCGCCCAGTATCGATAGACCTCTTCAATCTGATCGTAGGTGATGTTCTCGGCGTCAGCACACCCCCAGGCGAACACGTCATTCGTGTTTACGCAGAGAGCGACTGTTTTCTTGGCTTCGTCAGGCCAGGAGCTGAACCACCAGTTGGAGTTCAGAAAGATGGCTTCGGCCAGGAGCATCGCGGCCAAGGCGCGTCCTTGATCGAAGCTGTTCTTCGTCGCGCCGTCATCGTCCTCATAGAGGTACTCGACGTCGCCGATGTCCTCCAAGTCGAGGTGTTCTTTTGGCCACGGGAGGCCCACGCGCCAGTTGTTCACGCCGGGCATCAGTCTTCACCTTCCGACTTGCAGAGCCCATCGGATTTCGGCGAAGCCGTACTTCCGCTCTCGGCAACGGATGAACCCTCATCTCCTCCACAGGGAAGGGAAGACAACAGGGCCGGGGCCTCGCCAAAGCTTCGAAGCCGCTCGAACTTTTCCACGGGGATGAGCACGTAGCCGGGATGATGGTTCTCGCTCGTCATGTAGTCGTCGGCGATACCGAACACTGCTCCCCGCACCTCTCCAAGCTGTCGCTCGGCGGCTTCCTGGCGGACTTCGAGCGTTACGACGTCACCACGAGCGGCGTCATACAGGTCCATGAACTTGGACAGCTCCCGCTCTAGATCGGAGACCTTGGACTCGGCGGCTTCGCGGTCGGCTCGCTCCGCCTCCATTTCCTCGAACCAATCCGCCACGGCGCGGGGGTACCGTCCGACTGGACAGTCTGCATCGTGCTCCAAGGCTACGCCGGGAGCACCGCCGCCTTGGCAGAAGTGGCAGCACGTGAAGTCGCTGCCGTGTACGCCGTAGCTGTCGCTGTAAACGGCGTGATCGAGCACGTAGGCCAGCGCGGCTCGCGCTTCGTCCCGCTCCCGCTCGGCGGCTTCCAGGGCTTCCAGCATCGAGAGGAGACCCGCGGACGCCGAGCTCATGATCGAGCGTAGGGCCGTCAGGCTGTTCGGGTCCGATACAATAAGCGGATAGCCTTTGAGGGTCTCCGCGATCCGTCGCAGTTCGGCGTAGTCCGCCCCGTTCAGGTGGGTGGTCATGCGCCCCGACCTAGCAGGCGGCGCCAGAATGAGATCTTGGCGACGGTGCGACCCCCGTGAACGGTCACGGTGGGGTCCACCAGATTCATCAGATAGCGGTACATCAGTCTTCCTTTCCTGAGTTGAGGTTGTCGCCCTCCGACAGGGCCGCACGACCGACGGGGGTGAGAATGTGCCAACCGCCAGGGCCGACACACAGCCAACTTCGGTCCAGCGCTGAGTTCAACTGGCGGGTCGTCCAGGCATATGGCGGTCGCTGTACCCTCACGGGGTTGAGCTCGTTGGTCAGATAATAGTTGAGGCAGGCCCGCATGGCCTTCGTGATCTTCTCGCCCATGCTACTCGCCCTCGGAGGAAGGGGTTTGGGGCCTCCCGGGATCTGTCCCCGGGCGTTCAGTGGTGCCATCCTTGCTATCGGCCATCCGGGCGGCGAAGCGCCTGCAGGCGGCGACGAGACCGCGTTCGGTGAAATCCCGGCGCCAGAAGCCTCGGTGCTCGCGACCGCCAAGCACGATCACGGCCGAGGTGTGGTTTCGCTCCATGTAGATGCCAACCACGCCGTACGGAGTGGTGATGTATCCGACCGTGTAGCGATAGCCGACCGCGCCAGTCTCGGCGAGGTGCCGGCCAGAGCGACCACTGGCCTTGTAGCTCCTGATCTCGTCGGGGCTCACGACCCTTCCCCTTCCGGCTTCTTCTGGGGAGCAGTTGCAGCGAGGGCAGCTACCTTCTCGCCGTAGCGAGCCCAGACATAGAAGGCGACCAACTCATCCCGCAGGATCGTCGGCGGCCGATAACCGGCGTACTTGTCGAATAGAGCGACGACTTCCTCATGCGCCATGCCGCCCGTGATCGGCGTGTGCAACGTAATGGTCTGGGGCGGTTCCGGCAGCGCCCATCCAGCGGAGTGCTGAGTATCCGTCGCCGTTGCGGAGCCATGCGTAGCAACGTGCGCAGGCAATCCAGCAACGGATGAACCATCCCCACCCACAGACACAGGAAGGGCGGAGAGCATGGCGGTCAGTGGATTGTAGCCCGGCTCATGCAGGCCGTGCCGGTAGGCGAAGTTCAGCGCCTCGCTCAGGAACGCAACCGCTTCCTCCACCCCAGCAGCCGGGGCAGAGACGGGGAGGGGGCGTTGGTTCCATGCGGCGATGGCGGCAGGGACGCCGCTGTCCCATTCAGCCGCGTGGCGTCGAGTGATCGCGGCGCCGCAACCGACGCACTTGGCGCAGGCCTCGACGATGTAGTTTCCGACGTCAGCGCGGTTCCCGCAGAACGGGCAGCTTTGCAGGTCAGCGGTCATTGGCGTGAGCCTCGGCGTGGCGCTCTTGGTGAGCAGCCAGGGTTTGCAGGATGTCCTTCGCCAGCGTCGAAACCGTATCGAGCCGCGCCATCAGAACTGCCGGTCCCTCAAGCTCGAACTGACCTCGGGTCAGGCCTGAGCACTCGACGATCTCCTCCGCGCAGATGCGGATGTCATCGAGGTTTCCGGGGTTGCGCGCTTGCTCCAGCCCAGCAGCTTCCTTCTTGGTAGGGGTCATGATGGCCTCTAGTTCTGCGATTGGGGCGACGGCTTCGCCGCAACTTCGGGCGTGGCAGCGGTCTGAATTATGCGGCGGCGGGAGCGTGAACGACTGGCTTCCCAGCGCCGATGGAGGGCCTGGCAAGGTCGGGTCGCGTCCTCAGCCAGTCCTGCACGAACCAGAGTTGGCCGCAGCCGCCGCCGATGGTGTCTTGGCCAGCCGGATCGAAGACGCGTACGTCATAGCCACAGCCAGCAAGGGCGTTGCCGAAGTCGATCGCGAGGCTCCGCTGATGATCGTTCGTCGCTGGCAAGCCCTCGTTACGCTCACAGACGACCGAGACGGTGGCGCACCAGACGCGCGGGTCGAACAGCACCAGAAGGCGGCGGGCGTCTTCGTAGGAGCTATTTCCGTCGTGGGCGCAGTAGTTGAAGAACGGGTGGCGGCCAGTCTCGGCGAACCATCGCTCCCCAGCCCGGGCGATCTCCTCCAGCGTCAGCTTCGCCTTGAACGGCACAAGGAGGTCGCGGGCGGCGTCGGTGGACTCGTGGACGGAAAATTGCAAGCCGACCGTGGGAACCTCGACCGACAGGGCGTTGACGGCCTCGTAGTCCGTCTTGGGCGCCGACGTGGAGATCAGCAGCGCCGCGTTCGGATACATGCCGTGCAGCCGCCGGATGGCCGGGGCGAGCGCCTTCATGTTGAGGAGCGGCTCGCCCATCGACATGAACATGATCTGGAGGCGGCCCATGTCGGCGGCCACAACGCCTTCAGCCTCGTAAGCGGTCTGGAGGCAATGGTCGGCCTGGGACACGATCTCGTCGGCCGAGAGCGAACGAACGAACGCATCGCCAGCGCCGCAGAACCGGCAGCCGACCGGACAGCCGCTCTGCGTCGAGATGCAGATGACCGTACGCTCCGCGTAGGTGGGGTAGCGGTAGAGAACAGCCTCGGCGACAGCACTTTCGTTCGAGAAGACGAACTTCGTGACCCGCTCGGCGTCGTCGTCAACGCGCTTGATCTCGTTCCACATAGTCGATCCTTTCAGGTCAGCGTTGGAGTTTGGTGACCCGACGGGCAACTGCACCGGAGGGCCCACAGGTTGTTCGGTAGGCCCCGGGATCACGGCCATATCTTCTCTCCGTCCATCCTTGGATTGGGGTTGGGTCATGCGAGACCCCAGGTCTGACCGTCATCGCCGAACAGGCCGTCCCCGCGAGGTTTCAGCTTCCCGGCCTGGATCAGCCGCTCCACGATGTCCGCACGAGCCGCCCGGCCAGTGTCGAGGAAGGTCCAGAAGGCCCCTCGCGGCGCGTCCGGGTCGGACGTCTTCAGGATCATGGCGCCGGCCTCCAGACGCTTCTCAACGAGCGTCGGCTTGACCTTGCGTGGCTTGCGCTTCTTCGGAGCTTCATCGGTCATCGAACAGCCCTCACCGCTTGCCCGTCGCGAATGACGACGGAGGTTCCTTCGGGGATCGCAGTGGGAGACACCGCGTGTGATTTCTTGGTGACGATCCAGTAGCCGCCATCCGTGCGCGGGATGCATTGGCGGACGGCCTCAGCCAGGGGCGCGACACGGGCACTCATCTCGGCACCACCCGGCCATCGACCGTCCGCTTGTGAGTCTCGCTGCGCCGGAAGCTGGACCCCTTCGGCCACTCATTGCGGGACTGGATCGGCCGCTTGCTGGGCTGGATTTCCTCCACAAGCCCACGCTGGCGCTTCGCCTTCGCGATCCGTGTCACGTCGAACTTCGTCTTGCCCCGGTGACACGACGGACAGAGGGCCTGCCAGTTGGTCAGGTCGTGCTTTCCGTTCAGGGCCAGGGGCAGGATGTGGTCGCAATGCCAACCGGGCTGTAGGGCGTCCTCGCAGCCGCAGCAGAGGCCTTCCGAGGCATCCCAGACGGCTTGGCGTTGCTTAGGCGTGAACCCTTGGCGCGGGGTTCCGTCGATCAGGTCGCGGGCGAGGAGGAGCTTCACGCGGCACGCGCGGCGGGCTTCGAGCTCTCGCCCCCACCCGCCGCGTCCCTGCCGCCGTCGAAATGCCGAATGGTGAGCCCTTCGTTCGCCGCCCAGGCCAACGTGAACTCCATCAACTGGTTGAAGTCGGTGACGCTGAGCGCCGAGGTGCTGAGGCCGAGCGGGACCATGCTCTTGCCGTCGAGGCTGGGGATCATGTCGATCTCCCGGCCGAGGCCGTGCATAAAGGCGGCTTTATATGCCTCCATGGTCATCTCGATCCCGCGGTGAACGGGACGCTGCTTCATGATCTGGCCGATGAGCCCGTGGATGGCCCGGTTCTGGCGCTGGGTGCGGGTTTCCTCACCGATCTCCACCCGCGTTCCTAGCGGAAGGCTTCCCACGATCAGAGCGACCGTGTTGCGGGTGTCCCGGTTCTTGAGGGTGTAGACCTTGCGTTCCATGGTCTGGCTCTGGGTCATGAATGGTGACGACCGTTCCGGGGAAGGCGTTCAGCACCTCCCGCGCGAAATCGGCGGCCCTCTTCGACGCTCACGCGCTCGCCCTGGAAGGGCATGTAGCGGGGGCGGCTCACTTGGGTAGCTCCGCCTTGCGGCGCTGGATCAGGTCGAAGAAGAATTGGCGAGTGACCGAGGGGACGTGCTCGTCCGCTAGCTGGTCGGCGTTTTCGACGCGAAGGCGATCAATCTCCTTGGTGGTGCTGGCGCTCTCCAGCGCGGCCTTGAACGTGGACGCCCATTGCTGGAGCGCGCGCGCCGCCGTCTCCTTGGCCTTCTCGACGACAGCGCCGCCGGAGCCTTCGGGCTTGTGCTCTACGGCCTCCTCCGCCTCCTTGGCATCCTCGCGGTCGGTGATCAGGAAGCGCTTCTTGAGCATCTCCTTGACCGCGTTGGTCCCGGCCTTGGCAAAGGCCTTGTCGCCGTTGTCGGTCCCAGCGCCCCCCCAGCGGATCACGCGGGTTTCGTCGCTGTCGTCGGTGCGCTCGAACGTGAAGTCGATCAGCACGTCACAGCGATTTCCGGTGTAGGTCCGCTCGGCGAGGTTGGGGGTCACGTCTACGCCGTGCTTCAGGAGCAGGGGACGGACTTCGGACAGGACGGCTTCGAAGGTGTGACCCTTGATGTCAAAGGTCCCCATCTTGATCTTGTCCTTAGCGATATTCGCGCACTCGTCGCGGATCGCCGCGAGGCGCTGCTTCAGGCTGAGCGGCGCTTCGGGGGTATCGATGTGGGCAGCAGCGGGCTCATCGCCTTCAGCCAATCGTACTCGCTCAAGGGTATCGGTCGCCGGGCTAACCATGACCAAGTTCTCCAAGGGTCTGCGGGCTTGCCGTCGATCTCGCAGCGGCAGCGCTCATCGGTGAGAAGTTCGCCGGTCTCGGGGTCGATCTCTCCGTCCTCCCACCAGATGCGGGCAGGGACGAACGGACCCTTGGTCCACTCGCCGTACCGGAAGCGCCGGACAGCGAAGAACCCGGCTTGCGGTTCGTCGTCATGGACGGGCGGTGACAGGCCTTCACAGGCTTGTTCCCACCAAGCCCACTTCGCAGCGGGGCTGGTCGGCTGTCGCAAGGTTGTCCTCCACACAGAGAGAGCAGACGAGCAGGCCGGGGATTGAGCCGTCCTCGTTGCGGACGATCTCGTGAGCGCCCATCGGCCACTGACAGAGGTCGCAGCAGAGGGGCGGCGTCGACGGGGAGACGATCTCCCGGGCGATGTTCAGGAACCCCATCACCAGAACCCCAGCACGCGAGCGATCAGGGCGATGAGCCCGGCGATGGCGGCGAGGCGGAAGGCCTCTGCGATGCACCAGGAGAACCGGGTGGGGTAGATGGTGATCTCGTGGCGGTAGCCGGACAGCTCGCGCATCACACGCCCCCGTTCAGCATGAGGCCGAGAGCCGCCAGCTTGTCCCCGCCGGTAGCCTTCAGGGCCTCCCCGGCGCGACGGCGTTGCTCTTGGTTGTAGGCGGCCCGCTGGGTGAACTGCTCCTTCGCCAGGACGTAGGCGCCATACCGGGCGCGCTGGTCGGGGGTGAGTTCTGCGTAGGTCGTCCAGGCGGTGACCGGCTTGTGTTGGGCGTCGTAGGCCATGGGGTGGCGTCCCTTGTTGACCTGGAGATATTAGCCACGGGCAAACGCGCTCCGCAAGGGAAATGTACGCCACTGGCAAACTTTTCTCCTGCGACCGATTCTGACGCAGGCCGCCGGTAGCCTCCGTCAAAAGAGGTGGGTGATGTTCAAGGTGACGCGGTTTTGCGTGCTGCCGTACGAGCGCCGCAAGGGTCAGCTCGTGCGCGGAGAGGCGCAGCAGTTCTATACGCTGGAGGAAGCGCGAGCCGTGAGGGACCGCCTCAAGCGGAGGCGCGAGCGCGTGGATCTATACGAGGTGACGGGCTGGCCGGTGCAGGACTTGTGGGATCGACCGCGCCGAATGGGCTAGCGGTCGGGGTTCACGACGCAAGCCCCGCGCGCGGACTGTGCGGCCCGCTGACAGGATGGGGCGTCATAGTACCAGCAGTTCGTCCCGTAGGACGTCACGACGCAGAACGGAGCGCCCGCTGCCGGCCGGGGCTGATAGGACTGCCTGGGGGCTTCCTCCTGCTGAGCAACGCAGGCTCCCCGCGCCTGTGCGGCGGCCCGCTGGCACGAGGGATAGTCGAAGTACCAGCAGTTCTCGCCGGTCGAAGAGACCACACAGAAAGGTGCTGCGGCGGCGCTACTGGCGACGAGAGCGGCGAGCCCACCGAGAGCCCAGCGCCACCTAACCATCAGTGCCCGTCCGCTTCAGCGTCTTCGCGATCTCGACGACCTGGCTGCGCTCAACGGGGCGGAGCTGATCCCAGATCGACCAGATGCCGTCAGGGTCAGTCGGGTCGCGCACGAGAAGGTCTGCAATGTCGCACTGGAGAGCCTCCGCAAAGAGCTCCAGTGTGTCTTGGGTGTAGCCCCGCTCGCCGCGCTCCAGCTGGCTGATGAAGGGCTTGGACAGCCCCGTCATCTCGGCAAGCCGATCCTGGGTGTAGCCGCGGTATTTCCGCCACTGCTTCAGATACCAGAGATTCTTCTTGTGGCGGGCCATGCGCATATTGTGGCCTCGCGCCTCAGACATGTCGTCGCGCCCTGGGCATGATTTTACACTGGACAAACGAGTTAGCCTTAGGCAAACATAATGCCTATGGCGAACAACGAGCCCGGCCTCACTCCGACCAACCTCGCCCGAGCGGCTGGCATCAGCGTGCCCTACGCGAGCCAGATCCTCAGTGGTGTCAAGACGCCGCCAGCAGCTACCGCCATCCGCATCTTCCGGGCTACCGGACAGCGCTTCGGCGCGATCAGCGATGCGACTGAAGACGAGATTGCGGTGCTCGAGCGGTTCCAGGGAGCGGCCTAGATGTTCGCGACCCCCTTGCATCCTCCGCAGGCGCCACAAGCCCGCGCGATGCAGGCGGCTGCGTCGTCGTTCAGCGATCGCAACCCGTGGGAGACCATCAGCCTCCTGACGGCCATGCGCCGCAGCTTGCGGCAGGCTTTCCGGGTTTCTTTTTCTGTGCGGCCGACTGCTGACAACGCCGCAATGGCCAGTAACGCAGCGTCGTGCTCCACCGCGCGTAAAGGTTTTGGCAATACTCGCCCCCAACTTAAGGTGTCCCCGGTTGGGTTGTGGCAGACCAGCTTGCGCAGCGATACTGTGGCGACTTGTCGCTACTTCTGCTTGCGTCGCTTGGGCGGCCTTTCGGCGAGCATTTCCTCGATCATCTGCAACACCGGCTCGCCCACTTCCTTCGTGACGGCGAACAGCAGATCCCACTCGGCAGAGGTGCGCTCGCCCCGCAGGCGCTTGACCTTGGCGTGGATCGCCTTGTCGTCGAGCAGTTCGCGGAAGCGTTTCAGCCGCTTCGGCTTCTCCTCCGCCAACAGCATGAGCAGCAGGATCGCCAAGCCAACGGCGACGTTCGGCCGCTGGCCGGCGGGCGGGGGTTGGGCCATCAGGTTCATCCTCCATACCGTATCGAGGAAATTCCGCGAGGCCATGCGGCGGCCTACCCATTACGGGCCGGCGTTCGGCCTGATCGGCGGCCTCGGCTTCAGCATCGCTTGCTGGGCGGGCCTCGTGGCCCTGGTGAGCTGAGCCCATGGCCCACTCAGAAATTCACATCGCGCGCCAGTACCCCAGCCTGTTCCCCGCAGGCCGCGTGCGAGAGCGGGCTGGTGATTTCCAGTCGACCAGCCCGCTCTATCCTATTGCGCATGTTGTACCGCCCAGCCGCTCGCCAAAGCGCCTGGGCCGTCTCGAAGTCAGCTTCCGAGACCAGTGCCGCCAAGCACCGATCCCGGCATTCCAGAGCGTCCGATTCGCCTCCCGTCATGAAGTCCATGTGACCCTCTGTCCTGCGGCAACGCGCCGCTACCGAGGCAACTAATGGCTCAGGTGGCAGCGACTTTCATGCATCTCAACCGGCAAGAAACGACGGAGAACCTGGGCGGTCTCATCGCCCGCTTCGTTCGAGCGGCGTACCCGCACGACACGGCCAAGACCGTGGCGCGGAAGTACGACCTCAAGTTCACCGCAGCTGAGAACCTAACCAAAGGCCACTGCTCCGAGCGCTCGCTTGCGAAGGCGCTCAAGGCGGAAGGCTGGCCCCTTGTCATGGCTATCGGGGAAGCCATGGCGGGAGGGTCTTACGAGGAATTCCTAAGGGGCGTCGCAGATGAGCACGAACGAGAAGCCGAGCGCGCACGCGCGCGTCGCGATCACCTTCGATCACTGGAGGCGCGCGCCGGTCGCGTGCTCCAAGCTGTGGGTCGGTCGGCGGCTTAGCGACGTCGGCGGATTCCTGTCTGACCTGGGCCATCAGCTGATCGCCGAGGCCTCCGAAGAACTGCAGCAATCCCTGGCGGCCGGGGAGCTAGGCCGCGCACCCCTCCCTGAAGAACTCCCCGGCGTTTCGGCGTCGGGGTCTTTTTCGTTGAAGCCCAACGACCGCCTCCTGCGCGACGACTGCGAACGCTACGTCGAGGCCATCAGCTATCCCGCCAAGGCCCTTCGCAATGCGACGGAGGAGGGGCGGTGATCGCACTCGAGCTCCCCTGGCCCCCGGCCGTCAACAACCTCTATCGCAACGCCGGCAAGCGCCGGATCAAGACTGAGCGCTATACCGCCTGGACCCGCGCCGCGGCGCTCCATCTCCTGGCGCAGGGTTGCCCGGGCCTCAAGGGTCACTTCTGCATCTCCATCGAGTGCAGCCCGCCCGACCGACGCAAGCGCGACCTTGACGGACTAGCCAAAGCCCCGCTGGACCTTCTCGTGTCCTGCGGCGTGATCGAGGACGACAGCCTTGCCCGCCGCATCATCCTGGCCTGGAGCGATCACGCCCCCAGCAAGCCCGGCGGCGTCTCCATCACGCTTCGGGGGATGTCATGAGCGGCCCAATTTCATCCGCCCGCGGGGGCGAGTTCGCGACCGCCCGCCGGGGCGGCCTGGACAGCCACGACATGGAGTTCATCGCCGGTATGGCGCGGAAGGGCGTTCCTGACTCCGCCGTCGCCAAGATGCTCATGCGTGGCGTTCAGGAGGTGACGGCGGCCCGTGAAGCTCTCAGCCTCGAGCGCGCGCCGCGCAGAACCTACGGTCAACCCAAGGCGCCTGAGCGTGCGCCAGTGATCCGCCGACCGCCGCCCCCCAAGCGGGGTGACAAGGCCATGCCTGCGCGGGCCTACAAGATCATCCGAGAAGTCTGCGACCTCTACGCGATCACCTGGTCTGAGATGGTCGGAGAGCGCCGCCACAAGCTCTACACGAAGCCACGCCAACAAGTCTGGTGGAGGCTCTGGACCTCGGGCTTCTCGCTTCCGCAGATCGCGCACTGGTTCAACCGCCACCACACCTCGATCCTGGCGGGGGCCAACGCCCATTCCGCCCGCCTCGAGCAAGAGCGGGAGGCGGCATGAAGACCCGGACATACAGCGTTGTGGAGCAGATGCTGCAGGCCGCCATTTGTGCGACTCGATGCCGACAGGCCGCAGCGGAGTCGCGAGACCCCTGCGAAAGCGACGCCCTGGCCAATGCCGCCAACCGCTACTCACGGCGCCTAGCTGAGCTTGCTGACGCGCTTGCGTCCGGAGCCCGGCTGTGAGCGCGCCACCCTACATGAAGTTGTACGTCGCCGATTACCTGGGCGACACGCACCACCTAAGCACCGCTGAGCATGGGGCCTACATGCTCCTGCTGATGGCCATGTGGCGCGCGGGCGGCGTACTGCCGGCTGCGGACGTCAACCTGGCGAAGCTGGCGAAGTGTTCGGCCGACCAGTGGGCCGAGATCCGCGATGTCATCCTGCCGTTTTTCCGACGCTCTCGGGGTCGCCTGACGCACAAGCGCGTCGCGCTCGAAATGGCCAAGTACGAAAACACCTCCGGTAAGCGCTCAGAGGCCGGAAAACGGGGTGGTCGCCAAAAGGCTAATGATAACAACGGCCCGACCGAAGCAATTGCTAAGCAAACGGAAAGCAATTGCCTACATAACCAGAACCAGAACCATATAAGTACAGAAGCTAACGCTTCTGGCGGCGAACCGCCCACAGCAAATTCGAAAGCCTGGGCAGCGGCGAAGACCGTGCTCATCGCCCAAGGCAAGATGTCCCCAGAAAGCGCCGGGGCGTTCTTCGGCAAGCTCCTGTCGGTCAACGGTCTGGAGGCGAGCGAACTCCTGGGCGCCATTGGCGAGGCGGAGCACCTCGGCACGAAGGACCCGCAAGCCTTCCTCACCCGCGCCGCGCAGGCCCGCAATCGGAAGCGCCAGGCTGGTCCCGCAAAGCGCGTGAGCTTCGTCTGATGGCGACCAAGGAAGCCAAGGCGCAGGAGCTCGGCATCCCGCTCATCGCGGGCCGCGCCGACTACCGCACGCCGTGCCCGGCATGCTCACCCCAGCGCCGCAAGAAGCGCGACCCCTGCCTGCACGTGACCGTCGATGGCGAGACCATCCGGTACTGCTGCCACCACTGCCACGATTTCAAGGGAGCCCTGTCCGATGACGTTGAGCACCGAACACATGGACAAGCTGGCCGCCCGTGGGATCGACGTGGAGCTGGCAGACAAGCTCGGCCTCGCCAGCATGCGGCGCGGGGATGGTGACGCGCTCGTCATCCCGTTTGTCCGCGAGGGCCAGGTTGTCAGGCGCAAGTACCGGCGCTTCGATGTGACCGAAGGTGGGGCCAAGTGGCAGCAGGACAAGGGCGGTCAGCGGATCGCCTACAACGAGGACTGCCTTCGCGACGACAGCCTGCTGGAGCTCCCCCTGATCGTCACCGAGGGCGAGCTTGATGCCGTGGCGGCGATCCAAGCCGGGTTCCCCCGCACGATCAGCGTTCCCGATGGCGCCCCGCCCCCTGGGGACCGCTCCAAGGATGAGCTCGAAGGGGGATCGAAGTATGAGTGGCTGAAGGACATCCGCGCCCTGCTGTCCAAGGACCGGGTTCCCGAGATCATCCTAGCGACGGACGCCGACGATAACGGCGCGGCCCTGATGCAAGACCTCTCGGTTCTCTTCGGCCGCTACCGCTGCAAGTTCCTGACCTACCCCAAGGCTCCGGCGCGCGCCAACCTGGGCCGCGAGCGCTGCAAGGATCTGAACGAGGTTCTCCAGTTCTACGGGTCCAAGGGCCTGGTCGAGACGATCCACCGGGCGCAATGGCTGCGGGTGGATGGCGTGTACCGGATGGGGGAGCTTCCACCCCTGCCGGCCTCGGTGATCTACGAGCCCCGCCACGAGCTGTTCCGCGAGAACTTCAAGTGCCGCTTGGGCGACTTCTCGGTGATCACCGGAACCCCCGGCTTCGGCAAGACCAGCTTTGCCAATGACCTGTTCTGCGGCATCGCCTACGACCACAATCTGGCGATTGCCTGGGCGAGCTTCGAGCAGGAGCCCCAACGGGACCATAGGCGCAACCTGCGTAGCTGGTTCACCGGCCGCCGCGAGATCGACCTGACGCCACCGGAGCGGGATGCCGCGGACAGGTGGATCGACGCCATGCACCTGTTCCTGATCCCCCGCGAGGATGAGGACGCGACCCTCGACTGGCTGTTGGAGAAGATGGAACTCGCTGTGGCCCGGTATGCCGCGCGCATCATCGTCATCGACCCCTGGAACGAACTCGAACACGACCGCAGACAGGGGGAGAGCGAGACCGAGTACATCGGCCGTGCGATCCGCACGCTCAAGCGTTTCGCCAAGGCCTTCAAGGTCCACATCTGCGTCATCGCCCACCCGACCAAGAGCGTGAAGGACGGGGACGGGAACTACAAGATGCCGACGCTGTACGACATCTCGGGCAGTGCGAATTGGTACAATAAGGCCGACCTGGGCGTGATCGTTCACCGCGAGAACGAGGATGACACGCTGATCAAGGTCCAGAAGTCCCGCTACCACGAGGTGATCGGCAAGCCGGGCGAGGTGCGCATGCACTTCTCCAAGGACGAGCGCCGCTATGTCGAAACGGAAAGGGCGAGCTGATGGCACGACGTAACAAGCCTTTCGACCCGGCCAAGGCCACGGAAGCCGCCCTTGAAAAGCGAGAGCGTGAAGCCGAGAAGGCCCGCCTCATCGCCTTGGGCGCCAAGCTGACCTTGGACCGAGGCGGCAAGGTGGTGAGCGCCAGACTCACCAACGTCTTCAACCTCCTGCTTCAGCGCGGCACGATCAGCGCCGACCACTACGATGCAGCCTATACGCTGGCCAACGACTGGGCGGCCTGGAAGGGCCTGGACGGCAAGGGCGACAGCTTCGGGGAAGCGGTGGACGGCGGGTCCGGTTGCGCTGAGCTGGTGACGGACAGAATGATCCGCGCCGGCCGGGCGGTATCCCGAGCGCTTGGCGAGGTTGACCCGCTCTCCCGTGTGATCCTTGAGACCTTCATGGTGGCGACGGTCGAGGAAGACCGGCCCATGGCCTGGAGGGGCGTCATGGAGCGGCTGGGCATCCATGTGAGGGATCGGCAGACAGCGCTCGTGGTGGCGTCCGTGGAAGCTCTGCGCAGGCAGTATCAGGAACCGGGGAGGGTGGCGGCGTGATCAACGCGTGGGCGTATTTGGTCGTCTATATCCTGGGGTGCGCGGCCGTTGGAATTGGCAGCAAATCATTTCCGGAAGGCGCTTATCGCTGGGCGCTCATATCGCTCGTGTACGCTGCGACAAACCACCACATGTAGTGGTCCAAACTTAGCTGTTGCACCAAATCGCCGAACCTAGTAGGGATTTACTAGGCGGGGATGTTGCGCACGAAGCGCTCCCCCGCCGCCCTACAGCCAGCCCAGACACACGCACCTTAGCCGTACGGCCACTTACGCAAGAGGTCTGCGAGCTGGCTTCCACCTCAGTCCGAGGTCCCCATGTCCCAAGAAGCTCTAGCCCTTATCGTGGTGAGCGTTCTTGGGGCTAAGCTGGGCCTTGCAGCTTGGCTGTTCGCTCATCGATGCGATCAGCTCAACAAAGAGAACGCAGAGCTTCGTAAGCTTCTGAAGCCGTACGTGACCTGATGGCCAGCATAGTCCACGGCCTCCTCCAGAAGGCCAGGCACGACGCCGAAGCGCTACCCTACCGCTACAAGAACGAAGGCGATAAGATCAAAGTCTGGAAGCTACACCCTGTCGGATGGGTGGTGATCGGTCACCTCCTGTCCATAGAGGATGCTGAAGACTTCCTTGTTGGGAAGCTCACCCAAGAGGATCGTTAGGCCCAACGCTCCTACGGAAAGCCCGGCCACGAAGGCGGAGGCCAGCGCCAGGAGCGCGAGGTGGAGTTCGGAGCGGGTCACTTGAGGCCCCGCATCTTGGCCGCGTCGCTGATCAGCTTCCTGATCGTGGCAGACTTATCCAACCCAAAGATCTTCGCGAGCGCCTCGAGGCGGCTCCGGTCTTCGGGGAACAGCGTGACAAGGAACCGCTTCAGCTTCGTGACCATGCCTGGTGATATCACCGAGCCGGCTGGAGCGCTAGACTGATATCACCACAAACCGAACCCGCCTCAACCGCGGCGGAGGTCGCCATGCTCTACGACGGCAAGAGACCTCAAGAGCTATCCAACGAGGAGTTGGAAGCCGCCGCCGTCTACTGCCATCGCATGAAGCATTGGGCCGCCCAGGTTTTCGAGCGCAACGACGCAGCGATTCAGGAACTGTCTGCCGAGTACGCCAGCCGCAAGGGCTACGCGCTCGATCCGGACATCGAAGACCTCGAGCCCGCGTCCAGAGAGATCAACTGAAACCGAACCCGCCAAGAATGCGGAGGAGGGGACTATGGCGGGAGGCCGCCCAACCAAGTTCAAGCCGGAGCTTCTCGACGAGATCTGCGCCCGCCTCTCGAAGGGTGAGCCGCTCACGGTCATCTGTCGTGATGATCACATGCCTTGCGACGACACTGTTCGGAATTGGGCGAACGGGAACGAGGCCATTGCTCGGGACATCGCGCGCGCACGCGAGACCGGCTTCGATCAGATCGCGCTGGATGCGCTGGCTATCGCGGATGATGCGGCGCTCGACACGAAGAAGGGGCCGAACGATACCGACCTGTGCAACAGTGAGTGGATTTCGCGCTCACGACTGCGCGTTGAGACCCGCCTGAAGCTGCTCGCGAAGTGGGACCCGAAGCGCTACGGCGACAAGCTGGCGCTGGGTCAGGCCGACGACCTCGCGCCGTTGACCGTCGTCATCAACAAGCCCGCGTGACGCGTAGCATCGAACTGCCGCACCAGTGGCAACCGCGGGACTATCAGCGCAACCTCTGGCGCTACATGCATGGTGGTGGCAAGCGGGCCATCGCCATCTGGCCTCGCCGTCATGGCAAGGACGACCTGGCGCTTCACTACACGGCCTGCGCGGCTCATGAGCGGGTCGGGGTCTACTGGCATCTGCTGCCCCAGCAGAACCAGGCCCGCAAAGCGATCTGGGATGCGGTTAACCCGCACACTGGCCGGCGAAGGATCGATGACGCGTTTCCTCACGAACTGAGGGAGACGACGCGCGAACAGGACATGTTGATCCGGTTCAAGACCGGATCCACGTGGCAGGTGATCGGGTCCGACAACTACGACGCCCTGGTGGGCACGCCGCCTATCGGGGTGGTGTTCTCCGAATGGGCGTTGAGCAATCCGCAGGCTTGGTCGCTGATTCGCCCGATCCTGTTGGAAAACGGCGGCTGGTCGATCTTCATCACCACGCCTCGAGGACGAAACCACGCCTACCGCATGTTCCAGATGGCGGAGACGTCTGAGGACTGGTTCGCCGAGAAGCTGACGTCGCAGACGACGGGGGTGTTTTCGCCCGAGTCTCTGGCGACGGAGCGGGCCGAGCTGATCAGCGAGCGTGGCGAAGAGGATGGCGATGCCATCTTCGAGCAGGAGTACATGACGTCGTGGTCGGCAGCCCTTCCGGGCGCCTACTACGGCCGGACGATTGACAGGCTGGAGCGCGACGGCGGGGTTTGCCGCGTGCCGCACAATCCGGGGCGGCAGGTTCACACGGCCTGGGATCTCGGAGCCAATGACCAGACGGTCGTCTGGTTCTTCCAGAAGACGCCCACCGGCTGGGCGGTGATCGACTACCTGGCGAACACCTCGGTCGGGATTGATTGGTATGTCCGCGAGGTGAAGGCCAAGCCGTACAGCTACGGCGAACACCTCTTGCCTCATGACGGCGATGACCAGCGGCTGGCGCTGCCCGAGGCGTCGTCGATCAAGGATACGGTCGTCAAGCTCGGGCTGAAGAACGTCCGCGTAATTCCCCGCACCAAGAGCGTGGCGAACGATATCAACGAGGTGCGGAAGATCATTCCGCTCTGCGTTTTTGACAAAGAGAAGTGCGCCCACGGCATCGACGCCCTGCGGTCCTACCGCCGCGAGTGGGACGAGAAGCTGAAGGCCTATCGAGACAAGCCGCTGCACGACTGGGCGAGCGACCCGGCGGACGCCTTCCGCACCTTCGCAGTGGGCAAGCCCCGCGAAGTCGATGACCGACCCGACGAAGAGGAGTGGCGCGATGAAGCCGGACGCAACGCCGCCACTGGGTACTAGATGACCCAGAAGCCGCTCCCTCCCTGCAAGCTTGCTCGCCACTGGTTCGTCAACAAGCGAGGGGCGATCAACATCGAGATCGAGGAAGGCAGCAACCAAGCTGAGATCCGCGTCCGTGTTGGCTCGCGCCTGCTGGTGACGCGCGTTGCCATGCACGCGAACGACGGCAGCGCCACGGCGCCGCAGACCTGGCAGTGGAGGGCCATCGCGGAGGCATGTTTTCCGCTGGGCCATGAGGGCTGGAAATACGAACGGGCCTTCGCATGAGCGAAGCCTACGAAGCTGAGTTCGAAACCGAAGAGGCTGAGCAAGCCCCCGCCTTCGACCTGATGGCGGCTATCCAGTCTCCGAACATCGCCGAAGACCTCGATGATAGCATCCTCGCCCAGATCGGCGCGAAGGTCATCGAAGAGTTCAAGATCGATGAGCAAAGTCGCAAGGAGAGCGGCTGGGAAGAACGCTACAAGGACGCCATGAAGCTGGCGCTCCAGACGAAGGAGGCCAAGAACTATCCGTGGCCGAACGCGTCGAACGTCAAGTACCCGCTGATCTCCACGGCTGCGATCCAGTTCAACGCCAGGGCCTATCCTGCGATCATCGACGGGCCCGAGATCGTCAAGGGCGCCGTGAAGGGCCGCCCGACGCCGGAGAAGGTCGCCCGTGCTGATCGGGTCGGCGCGCACATGTCGTATCAGCTCCTCGAGGAGATGGACGACTGGGAGGAGGACACCGACCGCCTCCTGATGCAGTTGCCTATCGTGGGCTGCGCGTTTCGCAAGACGTGGTTCGACCCGCTGAAGGGCTACAATTGTAGTCACCTCGTGTCCGCTCTCGACTTCGTGGTCAACTACTGGACCAAGGACCTGGAGACGTGCCCTCGGGCCACTCACGTCCTGACGTTCTACCCGTACGAGGTCCGCGAGAAGATGCTCTCGGGCGTTTGGCTCGAGGTGGACCTGGGCCGTCCTCAGTCCGCGGACAACGACGACGACGCGCCGTTCACCTTCTACGAGCAAGCGCGGCTCTGGGATCTGGACGAGGACGGTTATCCGGAACCTTACACGGTCACCGTGGAGAAGGAATCCGGCAAGGTCGTGCGTATCATGGCCCGCTTCGATGAGCGGGGCGTGACGCAGCGGGAAGACGGGGCCATCGTTCGGATTGTTCCGACGCGGGTGTTCACCAAGTACGGCTTCATCCCGGCTCCCGATGGTTCGTTCTATGACATCGGCTTCGGGACGCTCCTCAACCCACTGAGCGAGACGATCAACTCCACGATCAACCAGCTCATGGACGCCGGCCACCTGGCAAACGTGCAGGGCGGGTTCATCGGGGCGGGCGTGTCGATCAAGTCGGGGTCTCAGACCTTCCGGCCGGGCGAATGGCGTAGGGCGACGACCGAAGGCGGGAACCTGCGGGAGAACATCGTCCCGCTGCCGACGAAGGAGCCGTCCAGCGTCCTGTTCCAGCTGCTGGGCATGCTGATCGAGGCGGCCCGCGACGTGACCGCGACGCAGGATATCCTTGGCGGGGATTCCGGCAAGGGCTCGCTTCCGGTGGGTACGGTCTCGGCGCTAATCGAACAGGGCCTGAAGACCTTCACGGCCATCGTGAAGCGCCTTCACCGGGCGCTGAAGAAGGAACTGGCGATCCTCTACGCCCTGAACGGGCGGTATCTTGAGCCGGAGGTGTATTTCACCTTCCAGGACGAGGAAGGCAGCGTCGCGCAGGCGGACTATGCGGCCGGCGATATGGACGTGGTTCCGGTTTCGGATCCGAACATGGCGACCGACATGCAGCGGATGCAGCAGGCACAGTTCGTGATGAGCATCGCGGAGGCCATGCCGGGCGTGATCCCGCCGCGGAAGGCCGCCGAGCGTGCCTTGCAGGCGGCGCGCGTGCCCGATCTGGACGAGCTGCTAGGCCCTGAACAGCCTCCACCGCCGGACCCGAAGATGCTGGAGGTCGAAGCCAAGGCCAGGCTGCATGAGCGCGAGCTCGACCAGAAGGACGGCGAGATCGAGATCAAGCAGCGCGTTGCCGCGTCGGATATCGCCCTGAAGGACGCCCAGACCGAACAGGCCAAGGCCGAACTGGCGCTGATGGGGCCGGAGTTCCTGGCCTCCATGACCGAGATCGTGCGCGGCGCGGTGCAGCAAGCCCTAGCGATGGTGGAAAATGGCGGAAAGCCCCCGGTTCAACCGCAAGAGCTTTCAGGAATGGAAGGAGAGCCGGGCGACGGCCCCGTTCCTCCAATTTCTGGAGGACCAGCGCCAGCAGATGATGGCGGACTGGGGCCGGGGGGTCTCGATGTCGCCGAACAGCCAGGTGAAATCGCTCCTGATGCTGGAGCTTTCGACCCTGGAATGGTC